TTTCATCTCCTGATTGCACAAATAAAGCTGGAAACTGTGCATCTGAAAGTTCTTCTACTTCAAAAGGTTCTCTAGTAATTTTTTTAAACTCAATAGGACTTGTAACGGCATCAAGTTTAGTAATTATATCACCAGCTATGTTTTCTCTTTTGCTCATATTTTCATTTCTTTGAAATAAGTTTTTGTAAACTCTTGTCTTATCTTATCTTCCTCTTTATCTCCAATAGAAAAAAAAGGTCTAATTGTTTTCTTTTTCCCAACTCCAAAAAAATCGTGAAATGATGCTTTTTCATTTTGATCTTGACCTCTAAAAAACAAGGAACTTTTTAATCCTTTAGTTTTAAAGGTTAAACTTCTAAACATTTGTCCAGAATCTTCTAAATCTACAAAACCAGTCTGCCTTCCCTTTTTTTTTCTACTTTTTATTGTAGATTTTGCATAAGGTTTCATTCTTCCCCCATCTGGCAACAGTCCTTTTTTAGTTCTTTTATCAATCATAAATATTGCCATATTAGAAACTTTGCTTAATGCTTTTGTAACAGATGATTTTTGTTTTCTGGTCATTCTTTTGAGTTCGTTTACAACATTAATGGTATTTACCTTTACTTGTACTTCCATTATCTCACTAACCTTAAATGATGTATTGGTTCTTTTTCTGAATCACTTACTGCACCAGAACTATCTTCGTCATACTCAACACCATCTCTCAATATAGCTTGAAATTCCTCTTCATACCTATCTCTGTAAAAATCTATCTGCACTTGAAACGCATCTTTTCCTTCACCAGTATCAGGATCACGCCATTTAGTAAGAATAGGATAAACATATTTCCATAAAGCCAGATATACTACTGATTGTGTCCATTGAGCATTTGTTAGTTTGCTGTTAGTCATTTCAACTGATGTAACTTTAGTAATATCTTTGTAGCGAACTTGGTGTCTGTATCTTTCCCACCATTCCTCTCTAACTCTTCTTATAACATCATTTTCTGCAAATTGTAACTGGTCGCCAAAGTCTGTGATACCAAAGCCTAATATATCTGGCTGTATAGCTTGTAAGTTAGAATTTGCTACACTAAATTCTGTAGTAGCCATTATTTAGCCTTTTTGGTTGTAGTTTTTTTTACTGTTTCTTTTTTTGGTTCTGCTTTTGGTGTTGGTTCTGGTTTAGGTTTGTTATCTGCTAAACTCCAACCTCTTATACCCCACATTCCTTTATTGTTCTCATAATCAACTTTACTTCTTTCTATAACTCTATCGCCTTTTACAAGTTTGACCATCTCCATAATAAACTCCTTTTTAAAAGGGGTGGTTTCCCACCCCATAAGTTATTAGTTAGCTAAAGTGTCGCCAGTTAATTTAACACCATAACTATCATGTAGTTCGCCAACTCCATAAACTGCTGTAGCTACAATCTCATCTGCTCTCAAAGAAGCATCTCTTTGTGATTCAATTTTAAGGTCTTGCATCATAGCTAAAGCTAAAGCATCTTGTGAGAACACACCACCAATAGAATCATCTGATCCATCTACAGACACATTTGAAGATTCAAAAATTTGAATACCAGCAATTTGACCAACAAAACCAGTTCTCATAGCTTCGTTTGATAATTCTGTATTTAAACCAGCAAATGTATTTGTTAATGACTTCTTAACATTAAATATTTGCTTCGGGTGAAATACACCATAATAAGGTGCTGGTGCATTTGCTGTTACTAATTCAGCACTTGCTTCAAATAAATCTGTTACTGTTATTTCGTTTCCAGCCCCACCACCTTTTTCAGTTGAGAAGCCAGTAAATAAAGCTGATAAATCTCCATCTATCTTTTTTGCTATTGCTTCTCCAAATAATCTACCAATATCTCCAGCAACATTTCTTGATGCTGAGTTTCTTGCTAAATCTGTAAGTGTTGTCATAATTCCAACTTCTGAAGCTGTAATAGTTACAGAACTTGGGTTTACTGCTGTATTTGATAAGTCAGATGCTTCACTAACTGCTGATGCTGATACAGTCGAATAAATAGGTACTTCAACTGCCTTACCTCCTCCAGCGATTGTATAGTTTCTAACTAAATTTCTCATTATTGATTGCTCATTAGCTACAAATAATGCTTCTGCTACTATCTCAGTATAGAGTTCTGATATAGTGCTACTTGTGGTTTCGTTTGCCATGTTAACTCCTAAAAATAAAAAAATTAAAAATTATGAGTTTATTACCCTTGGTTTAGAATCTCTTTTTTGCTTCCACTTAGAATACTTTTCTCTATCCTTTGGATTACTCATATCTAAATCCTCAATTTTAAATACGGAGTTGAGTCCTCCTTGATCCACATTTGACACCGAACCACTACCAGAAGGCGTAGCAGTTACAAAGTGTGGGTTCTGTGTTAAAAACTCTTGCACTAATTCATCAGTTGTTAAGAGTTCCCCATTGCTGTTATATCTTGCAATTCCATTTTTGTCTAGTATCTCTACATTTCCAGATTCATTTAATTTAATATTTTTATTAAGTAATTCTACAACTTGGTCTGGATTTATTGCTCTGTTTTTTGATGCTGAAGATAATAAAGATTTATTTATTTTTATATCTCTAAGTTGTGTTTCTAAATTAGCTTTTTCTTTATTCCATTCTTGACTTTTATTTTTTAGTATCTCCTCAAACTCTCCTTTTTGTATTTTTTGTTTTTCCTCTGTTTCTTTTTGTGCCTTTACTATATTAATTGCTGTATCTATATCCTCAACTCCCAGTCTTTTATTTATTGCTAATCGGTCTTTGAGCAATCTTCTCTCTACTATTTCATTAAGTTCCTCTTTAGTAAAAGTTTTTTCTTTTGGTTTATCTTCTACTATCGGTGTTTGAACTTCCTCAGTAGTTTGTGCAGTTTGTTCTACTTTTTTATTTTCAGTTTCATTAGACATTTATATATACTCCAGTTGTAATTTATTTATATCAAAGTTTTACAGTAAAATCTACATTATCTGTGACTATAAGATTATTTTTCCTTCTTCATATAATTGTTCTTTTTCTATTGGTTTCTTTTTATCAATAGCTTCTAAAATCATATCTACTGGAAATTCACCCCAAGTATCACTCCTTGTTGGTACTTTTTCTCCAAACATATCTATATATAACTTTTCATAGTCCTCTGGTAATGTAGCTTCATCAAGTCTTTTATCTATTTCTTTATCACTTAGCAAGTTCTTTTATCCTTTCATCAAATTGTTTCATAGTGTTAGGCACTATATCTTTTAAAATATTTAAAGCTCTTTTATTTTTTTGTAATGCAAATAAATTAGCAAATGTTTCTGTCATTCGGAGTTCTACTTTTCTGTAATAGTCAAGTCCGTGTCCAGGTGCTTTATAAAGAGAGTGAAATCTACCATTTACTAAAGCATCTATAATATCAGTAATTCTATCATCTCCTTCTAACTTTCCCTCATAATAACCAGTTTCTCTTATTTTTCCTCTTACTTTTTTTTCGTAATATCTAATCTCTACTAATTCATTAAAGTATTTTTGCAATTTATTTGAACCTTTAGTAGCATCTGATGTAAAATTTTCTGCATCTTTTTCAAATGCTTCTCTAAATTTTTTATTTTCAAATGACCAAGGTTTAGGTTGAAACTCAAACTGTCTTATTTTTCTACTGCCAGTTTTGTAATCTATATAATGTCCATATTCGTGAGCCAAAGTTCCAGCTTTAGCATTAGTTACAAGTGTATCTTCTTCTGGTCTAAAATATGCTCTTTTTTGATTTAGTGTAATTCCATTTACTAAAGGAACATTATTAAATACTTTTAATGTTGTAGGTGTAAGCTGACTTTTTAAATCTTTATCTACTACATTTTTTACTTGCTCGTCTGTTAATCCTTTATATTTGCCAAATTTTCTTTTTGGTGCTGTTACAACTGATGCTAAATTCTGTGATACTTCTGGTGTTGTTTCTTCTATATCTTCCTCTGGTGGTAATTCATCAAGTGTTTCTTCACCCCAAGCTGGGTCTGTTGGTATCCAAGTATGTCTGCACCTGTAACCACCTCTAACTATAAAAGGATCACCAGTAGACTTTCCAGCCCATGATCTACTATTCCAAGTATCTCTAATTTGTTCTTCAGTTAGTGTTTTACCTAACATACTTACGCAGAAATCTCTACTATCTCTTACTAATGTACCAGTATAGGTAAAATGTGTTAGTCCACTTTCTTTTGCTTTTGCTATGGTAAACTGTCCGTGAAACTGCATTACGCTATCGTGAGCTATCTGACCAGCATATCTTCTTAAATTATTACCAGCTCTATCACTAGCATATTGAGTATGTAGTTTTCTTACAGCTTCTTCTACTTGAGATTTTTTAAACTTATCATATTTATTCTCATTGATAAAATCTACTAGCTCATTTATCTCTCTTTGATTTGATTTTTTATACACCCCATTAATGTGTGATCTAATATTAGTAACCATGTCCTCAAAAGGTCTACCAGCTATAGTGCTTTGATATAACTCATCATTAATAACTTTAATAAATCTTTCGCCTATATCTTCGAATCCAGAATAACTTTGAAACTTTAATGCATTGATAGTAGACAAATTTACTTCTGTAAGACTTTTAAATTTATTAGGAATAGGCATTTCACCAAATGTATCTAGTACTTCTTTTGCTATTTTGTTGTATTCTTCGTTTATTATTAGATCAGCTTCATTCAAAAAGCTGTTTTCTACTAATTGTTTTATTTTTGGTCTAAGTTGTATTGCTATTCTTTGTGATACAAGTTGACCATTAGTGGATCTTGTGACTTCTTTTACAACATCTTCTTCTAGCTTATATAATACATTTATTATGCGTTCTTCGTGCTGATCTGCTAATTTTTCTAATATCCTTGACATAATTTATAAAGGAAAGTTTTTCTTCCATGCTCTTATTGACCAATATGCTGGTGATAATGTTTTTTGACCTTTTACCTCTTTTAGCACCCCACCCATTCTTGCTAGAAATGACTTTTGCCTAGCTGGTATACTTTTCTTTATACTCATACCCCTTGCACCAAAAGTAATTTTTTTTATTTTCCCAGTAGATTTTTCTTTTACATATACCCCAAACTTTTTTCTCTTTGACTCACTAGCAGATAGTCGAAAAGGTTTGTTCAGTTTTACTTGTCTACCTCTATATTCTGCCATTACTTTTTTCTCTTCCTTTTACTTGCTCTTCTAATTAAATCTCTATCAAATGTTCCTGATCTACCTCTGCTAATTAGTTTATTTACTCTAGCCATAGCCCAAGCGTTCATAGGTATGCGTGGTCTACTGCCAGAACTAAGAAATGCACCTTGTCCTCTACGAAAACTAGCTTTCAAATCAGCTAGATTAAATAATTTAGATTTCTTTGCTTTTTGTTTTAGTGTTTTTATAGTAGATGCTGATAAAGGTTTTCTTTTTACTGCCATTACACCCTCGTTCTTCTTCTCAATAATGATCTGGGTATTCTTGCACCACTTTTATATAATGCACTAACTTGTTTGATTAAATTAGCTCTCATAGTGCGTTTTGACCCCTTTAAACCTGATAAATACTTTTTGGGTATCTTGGTTTTTTTATCTTTAGGAACTCGCTTCTTCTTCCGTTTCGCCAACTGTCACTCCTTCTACATTAGTAGTTTGAAACTGACCTCTAACTGATCTTGAGTTGTCAATCTCTTCGTTTATTGTTTTTATCTTATCATTATCATCTATAACTGTATCTGCTATCTGCTTGTCTATTTCTTTGTTAAATGTTTCTGATTTTACACCACTTGCTTTTGCCATTTGTAAATATTGCATATCGTTTGCCCAATCTCTAATATCAAAAGTGTCTGGATAATTAACAGAACCATCAAACTCTTTTTCTAACCAATTAGCAAATAAACCCCAGATATGTTCCTCTGCGTTTTCTAAATAATCTGCCTTTTCTGATAGTCTTGCATTTAGTAACTGAAACTCTGTTTGTAATGCTATACCACTAGCTATTTGTCCACTTGTTGCTCTTACTGATCCCATGTGTGTTATTCTATCTATAGCATCTACTTTGTTTTGTATGCATTTCATTATACCATCTAGGTTTTGTCCACTAGGTTGAATAATGTAAGGTTTTAATGAACTATCCATATCTTCAGGTATTTCAATAATAGAACCAGCACCAGCACTAGCTTCAACATTCGGTGTTTTTACTAAGCTAGGGTGGTTGGCTAGTCTAATCAGTTGTTCTTTTTCTGAGTAATCATTATAGATAGATTGCTGTAAATATGCTACATCTGATAAATCACTTATACCTATTGGTCTTTTATTCCCTCTTAGGTTGTAAACATTAACTGCTGGAATAACTCCTATAGGATTTGGTATTTCTTCTAATAGCTTTGCATCTCCTTCTTCATATTCCTTCTCGTATTCCTCCACCTCATAAGTGCTGATAGTTTCTTCTGTAAATACTTTTATTATGGCTCTTTCTGAATTTATATCTTCTACTACAACTAAATAATCTAAATAAAATCTACCACTACTTGCTCTGCTGTAATTCCAGTTAACAATGTTTTCAGGTGTATATATTGACACATAAGGTCTAATATCTTGTGCTAGTTCTTCTGCTCTAGTTTTTGCATTACTCTGTGGTTTATCGACAATTACCCAGCAATTTCCATAAATAGATGCGTTCATTTGAACTTCCCTCATAACTGTATTGAAACTTCTGCCATCTAAATCAGCATCTTTAATAAAAGATTGCAGTTGCTCATCTCCATCTAAACTTCCATAATCTCTTGTGGGTGGTACTCGCCATAGAAAGCTGGTGTATATTTGCACAACATTTTTACAATGATTATCTAGTGGAGTATGCCTTATCCTTGCATCATACTCTTCAGGTGATTCTAATATATATCTGTGTAAGTAATAGCCGTTTTTGTAATCGTTGCCACCTAAATAAGACCTGATATAAAACTCCCAGTTCTCTATGTTAGCTTTCCATAAATGATGTTTTTCTTGTAATTGTTCTCTGTCCATTTAACTCCACCTCTTTTGCTCAGTTGATACAAAATTTCTTCTTATAGGATAGTTGTATTCTATCAAGTAACCTAAAGCATCATTCATGTGATCGTATCCACTATCCTTATCTGGTATATGAGTTCCTTCTTTGTATATCTGTCTTTCTATACTCTTTATGACATTTTTACAAGAGTTTAAAATAAATAAACTACTTTTACCAGCAACATTTTTTAGTTTTGAGTTAACTGCGTTTATTCTATCTCTGACCAATGGTGCTGTATTCTTGCATTTTACCTCATAACCAAAGTTTTTTAATATTGCTAAATCTGTTGTGCCACCAGCAGATGTTTTTCTCTGTCTTGCACTTGGATCAGGATATACAATTATATTTTTATGTTTATATCTTGTTTTTATTTCTTCGCACATTTCATTAGTATTTGAAGAATATATTTGTATCTCATCTATAACTGTAACTATGTTTTTATCTATTACAGTTACTACAGCGCACATTGGATCAACATTAAAGTCTAACCCTATATGTAAAAACAAACTATTATCCTTGTATTTCTCAACAATGTTTTTTTCCCTACTAAAATTATAATATATCATACCAGAATAATTTACAAAGGTTGCTTCGTACTCTTGTTGGAATGTTCTTAAATCTAAATCTTGTTTTGCTTGTTCTATCTCGTCTACACTTACTTGTTCACCTTCTAATGTAGTATATTTAAAACTTTCCCAATCGTTATTAGTTTCACCCATCTTAAATAACTCATAAGACCAGTTACCGAAACCTCTAGGACTACCACAAAAAAAAGCAGATCCTTTTGTATCTGACAATGTAGGTCTTAGCACCTCATACCAAGCTTCTTTATTTATGTCTGAAAATTCGTCAAAAATTACCATATCTAAACCAACTCCTCTTAATGCATCAAAATTTTCGCTTCCCCTTAATGTTATAGTTGAGTTATTTCTTAATGTTATTGTTAAATCACTATGGTTTATATTTTTAACCCATTTATGTTTAATCATTTTTTCTTTTAACTCTGCCCAGCATATTGTTTTAGCTTGTCTATAACTAGGTGCTACATACCAGACCTTTTTATTAGGTTGACTTGAGAACTTTGCTATTTCATTAATCGCTAAATATGTTTTTCCGAATCTTCTTCCAGTAATCAAAACCCTAAATCTTGCTTGAGAATTAGTTACTGTTTTCTGTGGTGCAGTAAGTGGCATCAGTCATTATTCCAGACTAGTGGTTCTTCTATTTGGTTCTCTTCTATCCTATCTTGCTGTCCTAACATATTCTTTCCTAGAAATATTTGCATAGTTACATTTCCCCTTTCTGCTGACTTCCATTGTAATTGTCTTAGCCTTATTCTTTGCTCTGCCCTTCCTTTTGTCAGAAATTCCGAATAACTCTTTTCTAAAAGGTCAGGAGAACAACCAAAAAAGTCTCCCATTTCTGTATTTGTACACCCTAAAGATGCAAGTTTTTGAACCTGACTCGTATCTATATTATATTTTTTAGGTCTAGCCATTATTAAATTCTAAAAACATCTTGAAATATAAGATTTACTATTTTTTCGTATTCTTTTTGATCATATTTCTTAATATCTATTTCCATAATAAGTTTTCTAAAAAGTTCTATTTTTTCTTTAGATTCCAATTTGTTTTTCCTTTGAAATATTTTGGTAAACATTTTGTGCATATATATTCTCTAGCATTATCTATTTTTATTATTGGATTAGATCCACATACTATGCAATAAGCATATTTATTTACTATAGGTTTACTTTTAAATTTTTTTTTATCTTTATTTATAGTCATACTATAAAATGTAAAATTAGGTTTTAATATATTTCCTTTAAATCTATCTGTCAAAGTCTATTGCCCATGTTAAAATATTTTATTGCATCTTCCTTAGTAAACTCACCCTCTTTAATTGCTCTTTGAACATCAGGAAAGTGTTGGTTTGCAAAACTTGATATAAATGAACTTTTATCTTTTTCTTTTATAGCTTGTTTAAACATTTTTAATCTTAAAGGGTAAACTTCACCTTTACCAGTATCTTGTTTAGCTACCTCATCTTCATACTTCTTAGCTGATAGCCAGAAGGCTGGTTGTTTAGCAAACTTTTTATCTTCTACTGAATTAAAATAATTATTATAGATTTCTGCTAACTCTTCAGGTTTATCTATCCATTCTTTATCTAAAAGTTTATAATTTTTTTCTGCTATTCCCTTGCTTACTTTATTATTGATTTTATTCCAAAATAAAGAGAAAAAATCCTTCTTCTTGGTTTTAGGTTTAATGGTAGAGGTAGTG